GCTGTAACAGTCAACCATATAGTTGCTACAACTGGTGCAGATCTAAACCATTTAGTATAAAAGATTTTAAATAGGTTATTCATCGTTGGACATCGTGAGCACAACCATCACCATTATAGTCATCACTATCATAATATCCACCTTTAGTTCCAAAGAAGATTGTTAGTCCTACAAAGGGTAGTGCTGCTAGTATTAGGAATGTTTCTAAGATCATCGACTTAGTAATCTTTTAATGGGTACTTGTCTTACTTTATCTATAACATCATCAAGTATATCAGTCTCTACCTGATCTTTAATCTGATCAATAACATTTACATCAAGATGCATGAAAGGAGGAATAATACCTAGTATACGGAATAATCCATCAAGAAATAATGCAAGAGCAGTGAATCCAAGTATCATGCTGATGATTGTTGCTTCACGATTGTGCTTTGCCATTGAAGCTTCATCAATTCTACGTGCCTCTTCAACTGCTTCAGCAACCATTGCATCAACTTCTGCTTTGGTATAGAAATCCCCTAAGATGGGAATGTCGTGCTTGTCCATAGTTTTCATTATACGATCTTAGTATAACACCTGTGTCAAGTATTATTATATATTGTTACATCATCTCATGAATATGTCCAGATGGGCGTTCCCCCATCTTCTTTTGATGTTCCCGATCTAGATTTTGAATTTTCTGCAGCATTTCCTGCGTCTTCTCAATCTTTTCTAATTTTTTCTGAACTTCTTTTAGTTCTGATTGAATTTTATCTTCCATAAAGATGACTAGAATTCTACCAGTGTATAGAGAATTTATTTATTTGATTTCAAAATCGAGTTTACGAACTTTACGTTTTCTTCTTTGTTCTTGCCACTCTAAATCTTGAGATGTTAACTTATCTTTTTCTTTTTTCTCATCAATTCTTCTAATGATAATAGTTTGGGATAAATTGGATGCCGTTATACTATCTCCTATAACAGTCATCATATTAGGACAACCACAACTCCTTGTTTGCGTATCTGAGCTGGTAATCTCCTTGTTACATTGTTTGCATCGAACTACTATCATGATAATTCATTCCAAAAATCTCTATTCACTATAAGTATTTATTCATATAGAACCTTACAGTCCCTGCTAAACCCGCATCAAAAGGTATTTGTGGCATCCATCCAGTTCTCTCTGCAAGTTTAGAAAAATCCGTTCCATATCTTTTATCAACACCTGGTCTATCATTTGACACACCAATTAAACTATGAGGTTTATCCATCATATCTAAAATCTTTTTAGTTACTTCAATGTTTTGTAATTCACATGCACCCCCCACATTAAACTTATCATTCAATACCTTCTGCTGATCCAATGTCCATATAGCACAACAATGATCATCTACATGTATCCAATCTCTTATCTGTTCACCACCATCATGCATATAAGTTATCTCATCCCTCAATGCATTTGTAACAACCTTAGGAATTAACTTCTCTTCATGCTGTCCTGGACCATAATTGTTTGAAGAACTAGTGATAAGATAAGGAAGACCATAAGTATTGTGCCAACTAGTTACAAAATGTTCTGCTGCTGCTTTGGTTGCAGAGTAAGGATTGCGAGGATCATATGGAGTAGTCTCTTTAAAGAGATCCGTATCATCATAGTCAAGAGAACCATACACTTCATCTGTTGAAATATGATGAAACTTCTCAACATCTACCTTGAGACTAGCATTTAATAAATTAATAGTTCCATTTATATTTGTACTAATAAATGGATTTGAATTTGAAATAGATTTATCTACATGACTCCCTGCTGCAAAATGAAATACCTTTGTTGGTTTAAACTTATCAAAAATATAATTTACATGATCTTCATTAGTAATATCACACCAAATAAATTTATGCTCAAATGGTATGTATTGTTCTTTAGCAGCATAGGTAAGATTATCTAATACCACAACTTCTTCATCAGTTACTCTACGTAAATAATGAAGAAAATTACTACCTATGAATCCTGCACCGCCTGTAACTATAATCATTTCTTTCTTAATAATTGCTGGGGCCTTACACGTTAAGGGGGTGGTGGGATTCCTTAACGATGCCCCAATAATATTATACCACCCTTGTCAAGTATTTGGTTCTAATGAAATAACTTCACAATCATCTTGATCTTCTATTTCTATCCACTCTTCAAACTCTGCATAGAGTGCTATCTTATCACCACATAACTCTGCTTCTTCAATTTTATCTATTGCCCATTCTCTAGTGTGAGCAACGATATCATCAGTCGTCATTCCCATAATAGTCTTTTCTGAAGTACCTTGAGAGGATGTTGCTATTATAGTACTTCGGTGTTCCGTCGTCAAGTTGTTCTGTAAGAACTCCGTGTGCAAAGAGTTGTCTGGTTTCCTCGAAGTTTGTTTTGCCCTTTGTATGATGTAGTGATAGGATAGTTCTACTAAAATTTTCTCTGCCAATCTTCCCAATTTCTTCTTTAAGTTCTGGACAAGACCCATAATACTTTTTCCAATCAGATTCAGATTTTACTTTACGTTTCTTTCCTTTAGGAGTTCTAAACTTCCAAAAGTATTTACGACCTATGTATTCTCTTCCGTTAGTATTATTTATGATACGATAAACAAATCCATAATATTCTTTAATATCAGTTGATTCAAATACTTTTTTATTATATCTCCAAGGATTCTCATACTTAATAGTCATACTCGTCAAGGACATCCAATGCATTATTTAGAATGCGTTGAGCTGCACCTCTTTGACGAGCATCCCATTCAGGATACCAACTCTTATTTGCAAGACCATTCTTGATGTGATTAAGTCTTGCAGTCATGTCTATTTTTTTAAGTCTGCCGTTCATGTATTCAGGGTACTTAGGGAAAGGTGGATCAAGTCTCATTTCTTTCCTCTATTTAACTACAAACTACAATTTAAATCCACTAAATGTGTCCTTTTTAACATCTTGTTTGATTCCCCCCACAACATATGACTCAACCTCTGTCTCTTGTGGTGCTACTTGTAGACCCTTAGAACTAATCCAATGCTCTGTCCAAGGTAATGGATTGTTTTTTGCAGGAACATCATATTGGGGTTTAAGTCCTATAGATCTAATTCTACGATTAGCAATCCACTCAACATATTGATAAAGAAGTTTATCATTCAATCCTATCATACTACCATCCTTAAACAAATACTCTGCCCACTTCTTCTCTTCATTCACACACTTGTCAAACATTTGATATGTCCACTCCTCCTCTTCCTTTACTATTTGAATCATCTCTGGATCATCACCCTTTCTCCAGTTGTTTAATATATTCTGCGTAATGGCAAGGTGTTGGTTCTCATCACGAGCAATAAGGGAGATAATTTTGGATGATCCTTCCATGAGTTTGAGCTCACCAAATGCAAAGGAGCAAGCAAAAGACACATAAAAGCGAATACCTTCAAGGATGTTAACATTGGCAACTGCACGATAAAGTTTACGTTTTAATTCTTTCATCTCCAAAACAGGTAGAGATGTATTCAATGAGGGATCCATATCTTTCCAAAGACTACTCTGCCCCCATACCTGTGCTTCATTTATAAAATCATCATATGACCCAGTAACACTAGCAGCACGTTCTAGAATACGAGAATCATCAAGAATCTTATCAAATACTTCAGAAGGATCTGCATATACATTCTTAATGATATAAGTATAAGATCTGCTATGAATCATCTCCATAAAAGACCAAACTTCCATACATGATTCAAGTTCAGGTAACGAACAGTATGGTAAGAAAGCCATACCAGGAGCACGACCTTGTACACTATCAAGCATGATCTGGTATTTAAGATTGCTTGTATAGATATGCCTCTGTTCTGGACGCAATTTTTGATAGTCTCCACGATCTTTCTGTAATGATACTTCTTCTGGTCTCCAAAAGTATCCCAACTGTTGTTTAGTTAGATTCTCAAATGAAGGATACTTAAAGTTATCATATCTTTGAACCCCCAAGGGAGCACCAAAAAACATAGGTTGTTTCTTAGTATTAACGTCTTGAGTATTAAAGACGGTCATTCCTTTTACTTTAGATTGCACAGGATTCACACTCCTCTTCATCAGCAGTACTTAGTTCCTCCAATAAACTCTCCAATTTATTAGGTTCTTCAATATCATCAGTTTTCATATCATTAGTATTCTGGTAATAAGATGTCTTCCAACCGTATTTGTATGTGGTAAGAAAATCTTGAGCCATGACCGTTGTTGGTACTTCATTATCAGGATAATGTTCTGGATTATAAGACCAGTTACCAGAAATTGCTTGGTCAAAGAACTTCTGCATGACCGCCACAACATTAATATAACCCTTATTATCAGGCATATCCCAGAGTAAAGTATAATTATTCTTTAAAGACCCATAGGAGGGAACAATCTGCTTAAGAGGTCCTTGTTTTGATTTTTTAACGGACAAGTAATCTCTAGGTGGTTCAATTCCATTTGTTGCATTGCACACAACGGAACTGCTCTCCGATGGCATTTGTGCGGACAATGTTGAGTGCCGTAAACCGTGTTCCAAGATAGATGCCCTAAGAGATTCCCAATCATGCTGGAGTTCCTGACTACTAATTTCGTCTACGTCTTTCTTATATGTATCAATTGGTAGTATCCCATCGCTATATTTGGTACGTCCAAAGTTCTCACACCATCCCTTTTCTTTTGCAACTTCATTAGATGCCTTAAGAAGATAATATTGGAAAGACTCTGCTAATCCATGAACTGCATCCCATGCTTCTTGAGATCCATATTTAAATCCAAGTTTTGCCAAATAATGTGCAAGACCAATAAATCCTACCCCAAGACTTCTACGTGCCTTTGTAGCGAGTTCTGCTGCTAGTACAGGATAATCCTGATAGTCTATTAACTCTTCCAATCCACGCACTGCAAGGTCACAAAGATCCTCTAATTCTGAATCAGATCTAATCTTACCCACATTAACTGCTGATAAGATGCAAAGAGCAATCTCACCTAAGTGATCATCAATATGACTAATAGGAAGTGTAGGTAATGTAATCTCTTGACATAAATTACTCATCTCTACCTTATCTTTAAAAGAAGAATGACTATTGCAATGATCTATATTCATGATATAGATACGTCCTGTCTCTGCTCTTTCCTTTAATAGGTCGAGGATAAGTTCTTGGGATCCAACTGTGATTCTGGGGATGGATTCATCTGATTCGTAACGGCAATATAAGTCATCAAACTTATCGGTCCCAAAACTCTCATACAACCCAGGACAATCATGAGGGGAAAATAACGAGATTTCCTTATTGTCGATAAACCTTTGATAAAAGAGTTCACTTAACTGGATACTGTAGTCGAGTTTTCTGACTCTGTTGTCTTCTGTTCCTTTGTTGTTTTTGAGGACGAGGATGTCTTGGAT